GAAGATCGACATGCCGCGGCCGATCATTCCTGGGATCCGGGACAGAGCGTCCAGGTCGTCGTTGATCAGCAGCTGGCGGGTGATGGCGATCTTCTTGCCGTAGGTGTAGATCTTCCAGCTGGACTGCTGCTCCTGCACAGTCGCGGCCTTGTATTCGCCGCCCTCGAGGAGAGGTTCGGGAATGATCTGTCCTGCGATCTCCAGCTCATATGCGGCCTTGAAGTCCGGCATGGAGCGGCGACGGACCAGAGGTTGGAAGGTCTGCTGCTCTTCGGCGTAGGCGCTGAGGAGGTTCTTGCGGGCGATGTTGGACAGCAGCAGGGGGAAGTCGCTGGTGCTGTGCATCGCACGGCCAGCCAGCTGGCTGCGGCCCATGCCGGTGGTGTTGACGCCGGAGCGCTGAAGGCACTCCTTGCCCATCTCGAGGAGGGAGTGGCTCACGTATTCGCGGGCGCTGTCGTCCCACTCGCGAAGGCCAGTGCGGGCTTCAAGTGCGGCTTCCATGCAGGCGGACCGCTTCTCGGTCTCGTCCTTGGTCACCTGCACGTGAGTGCGGGTAGGTGCTTCGGCTTCGCGCTCGAGCATCTTGTCGATGATCAAGGCGCGGGCCTGATCGACGGTCGTGCCGTCGGCTTCCATTTGTTCAGACAGGCTCTCATCGAGACCGGCGGCGCGGACGGACTTGCGGATCTCCGCAACCCGGCGACGCTCAGCAGCGATGGCAGCCTGGAACTCATCGGCGGAGATGCTGCGCTTCTCCTCAACCACCTCAGCGGTCTCGGGTGCAACAGTCTCCATGTCGCGGATTTCGTCCATGGGGCTGTCCTTTTCAGGTTCTAGGTGTTGAGGCTCTGAGGAACGCGTGGTCGCGTCCTTGTCAGCCGGAATGGGAACAAGACTTAGTTCGAACGGTTCCCAATCAGTCGCACGTTGGACGATGTTTCCATCCTCCTCCGTCCGCTCAGTCTTCCAAATTCTGTAGCCGACTGAGATGTTGCGCAGCAGACCATCGGACACATCCTGGAAGATGTCGTTGACCGCTTCGCGTTTAGAGAACCGAACTGTTGCTCGGCCCTCGTTTTTCTCCTCGTCGATCCACGCACGTTCGACGACTCCGATGACATCGGAGAGGTCAGCTGCACTGTGGCTGTTGAGAAGAGGGGCGCCCAGATTCAGACGATCCATGCGGATGTCTGCGGGCTTCATCGACAGCTCTTCGTAGTAAGGGCCATCAATGCCGGATCTTGCCACCCGTGCGCCTGTGGTCCAAACGACGTCGATCGTTCGTTCGTCGTTGTCCACTGTCTCCGGAACGAAGACAGCGCGGGTCGTTAAGTTCGTTTCGCTCATTGCTACACGCCCGGCTCCTTAATAATAGGCACGCTCTTAATGACCCTAGTCGTCAGGATCTGCGGGCGCTTCTTGCTGTTGGTGGACCTGTCCGGTGCTTGACACCTTGCGAGGATCGCTGTCGAGAATGATTCCGGCCGCGTCAAGACGTTCGTTGTCGGCCTGGATCTCGGTGATCACTTCAAACGGGTCGTAGCCGAACTCACGCTGCGCCTCGCTCAGGCTCATGAAGCCTGATCTGACCGCATCCTTGGTCGCTGAGATCTCCTTCGCCGGGTCGATCAATTCGCGACGCGGAGGTGTCCAGTGCGCCACCAATCCATCAGTGCGCTGACCGTTGACTGTTCCGGCGTTGATGAACCAATTCCAGATCGGATTGAGCATCCCCGGAATCAACATGTTCCAGCGCCATTGCTCGATGTTCCGATGGAACTCCAGCCAGCCCATGCGCCCGGAGCTGAACGAGGTCTCGTTGAGGTCCCCTGTCAGCGACTCGTAGGTGATGCCGAAGCCGGAGGCGACCTGCAGCAGGTACTGCCGGGTCACGCGATCGAACTCGCCGACGGACGGCGGGTTGGCGAACCGGATGTCCTTCCCTGGTGGGAGCAGCTCCATTGCTCCGGGTTCGAGCCGGTCGAAGATCTCGCCATCGAGTCCTGCGTCCGCCGCCTCGGTGTCGACGACGAATCCGGCGAAGCAGGCCGAGATCTTCTGCTTGAGGATCTGCGCGCTGCTGTAGTCGTCCAGGTCCCGGAGGGTCAGCATCACAGGAGCTGCCCAGGGGATCCCGCGACTCGCGTGGGGGCGGTCCTGCCGGAAGCAGTGGATGATCTCCTCGGCGGGCACGCGGGCGCTGGCGAAGTTGGTGGCCCGCAGATGGCTCTCGCCCGGATGCTCGGGGAACAGGTAGTAAGCGACGCGCTTGCCTCTCGCGTCGTACTCGATGCCCTGGCGGATCAGGTTCCCGGTGTCCATTGAGGCGTCGCGGGAAGTGTCGATGAAGTCCGGCTCCATCACCTGCAGCTGCAGAGGTATCCGCTGCCCGGGGCTGGTCCGACGACGGATCAGCACCTCGCCCGATTCCACGATCGTGCGCAGCGCCAGCGACTGGATCCCGTAGAAGTCATGGCGGCCCTCGAAGTCGCAGGCCTGCGGATCCATTGCCCAGGACAGCCAAAGGTCCGTCGCCTGCTGTGAACGACGACGGCTGCGGGACGCCTGGGCCTGGGCGACGATGCCGGTCCCGATCACGTTGCTGACGATCACCTGCACCGCCTTCGCGGCGAAGGGGTTGTTGCGGACTAGGTCGCGGCTCCTGTCGCGAAGCAGCTTCAGATGCGGGGCCGAGGCTCCGTCGGCGCTGGTGCTCGCCGTCAGCCAGTTCTCAGCCCTGCGGCCTCTGCTCGCCCCCTCGTACTTTCGGAGCGCCTCCATCTGTATCCGGGCCCGCTCGCGACGGAGCGCCGCCTGCGGATTCAGCGAGGCGATGAACTTGTCGAACGGGTTCATGTGTCCCTCTTGAAGCTGACGTACTTGCGCGAAACGGTGCCTTGACCAATGCGTCGCCTGATCAATTCTCGAGCCTTCAACAACTCGTTCATGTCGCGATACCAAACCTCTTTGTCGTCGTACTTGACGCGCAAGTAACCACCGGCGATCGCCTCTTCAATCGCATCGAGGCCAGCCTGTGAAAACATTGACATTGAACGCTCCTCCCTCGTTCATGCTAAGTGCTCAAAGAAAGCTCGATCGCCTGCGTTTAACACGCTTTTCAGTCTGTTTGCTGTCTTTTTGCATGTTTTGAGCGGACATTCCAGCCGATTCCGCTTCCATCATCCAGCGCTTCTCGTCCCATCTCGATGCGCCGAGAGCCTCGGCCGCGGCCCTCGCGTAGACCCTGCAGTCGAGAGCTTCATTCCTCTCACGCTGTTTTTCCCACTGGAACTTCTGATAGCCCCGGACGATCCGGGAGACCAGCGACTCCGCTGTGAGCTGCTTGAAGAACTCCTCTGAGTACATCGGGAAGTGGCACCATCCGAACGGATAGCCGTCCTCAAGATTCGTGGGGACCTTCCGGCGGAGCCAGCCATACAGCTCGCTCTTCGCGACTGAGGTCCCGACGCCCCACACTTTGATCCCTGAGCGGATCTTCTTCCCTCGCACCGTCATGTCGACCGGGCTCGGCTGGCCGAGGATCGTGGACAGGTTCTCCCGGCCCTTGATCGCCATCGTCTTGTATGCGGACTGGCTGCGGGTCCACCTGTAGACGTCCTGGGTGCGGTAGCCGGTGTCGATCGCGAGCATCCTGATCGGCATCCTCAGTCCGCTCGGTGTCTCGTAGGTGTTGCGCGAGAGCTTCGTCAGTTCCTCCCACACCCTGTCCTCGGTCGTGTCGCCGCTGATGACCACGTAGTCCAGGGACCAGGACTCGAGGTTCCTGCCCCATGCGACCAGTTCGCACTCAAAGCGGTTTTTCTGCACGTCAACCCCGGCTGTGATGAAGACGGCTCCCTCGGGCACCTTGCCGAGCGGATAGTCCTCGCGCCGGTTGTGCAGCAGTTCCCAGTCCGGGGCCTCGCCCGTGTCCGCGTAGCTGAGCCCGAGGCAGGTGTTTTGGAACACCTTCATCGCCTCGTCGCTCTTCTCGGCCGCGATGTATTGCTTGGCCATGTCGGCCCAGCTGTACCAGCCGAGCGGCGCGTACAGGGTCGAGATGTGGAACCCCTCCCACTCTCCTTCGTCCGCGTTCTGCGGCTCCCAGACCCCGGCCTCGAGAATCTTGTTCTTGTGGTGCTCCTCGAACTCCTCCCCGCAGTGCTCGCACTTGTAGCGGGCCAGCTCGGGCTCGCCGTCGGGCCACACGACCTGCTGCCATATCAGCTGCTGACGCTCGCCGCAGTGCGGACACGGGACCTTGAAGACGTTCATCGTCGAGCGCAGGTACTCCCGCTCGATCCGACTTCGCCCGGCGATGGTCGGCGTGGAGCTGTAGAAGATCTTGCGGCGGCTGAACGTCCTCGTCCTGGCCTCCGCCAGCATGCAGGGATCACCCTCCCCATCGACGTCGCCTGGGAACGCGTCGCACTCGTCGAGGTGCAGGAACCTGACCGGCATGGAGCGGAGCCCGCTCGCGCTGTTGGCCCCTGCCATCACCAGGATCCCCCCGTTGCTGAACTCCTTCGCCAGCAGGCTGTTGCCGCTGTCCCTGCTCCTGGCCTCCCGGATCACCGCGCGCAGCGCCGGGCTCTCCTCGATCAGGGGCTGGATCCGCGTCTTGCTGTTCCGCTTCGCCATCTCGACCGTCGGCTGCACCATCAGCATCGGGCCGGGGCTTGAGGTCGCGACGTAGCCGAAGAAGTTGTTGCCGCATTCCGTCTTGCCGACCTGGCTGGACGCCATGAAGACGACCTTCTCCGTCGCCCTCGTCACCGACAGCTCGTCCATGATCCGTTTCAGGTACGGCGTGCGACGGGTCTGCCACCTCCCTGGTTCCGCTGACGCCCTCTGGCTCAGGTAGCGGTGCTCGTCAGCCCACTCGGAGACGGTCAGAAGTGGGTCAGGTCTGATCGCCTCGGCGGCCGCGTTGCTTACCAGTGACCAGCTATCTGCCAGCGCCATTCGCTAATTCCTCCAGAGCTTGATTGATCTCCCGCTGCATGATCATCAACATCTCGTGGCGTTTGCCGGGTTCCACGTCGCCAACGACCGCAGCGAGTTCGTTGACGATCCGAACGGGGATGTTTTGCACGGCATCGCGGAACATTCGCACGACTTTGAACGTGCTGGTCTTCACCTCGTCGGCGCGGACTAGCTGTCCCGACTTCTCCCTGAACTCAAGCTCCAGGAGCTTGGCCTTGAATCCTTCGCCGTAGGCTCTCGCCTTGCTGTACGACAAGGCCTGCTCCGGAGCGGCGGGCTCCGCCCGTCCCTGAGCAGCGGCCTTGCCGGAGTTGATCTGCTCTGCAGATCTCCTCAGTGATGGGTTCGTGTTCTTGTCGAAGGCCTGATCCGCGAGGTCCTTGTCGATCACATAGCTGTTCCCCTTCTTGTAGGCCGCTCTGCCGAGACGGCCTTCCCGGATCGCTTTCCTCACCGCCTGGACCGAGATCCCCCTGTGCGCCGCGTAGTCCTTGACCGTCACCATCAGCTCAGCTCAGCGCGTCCGGCCTGTAGCTGAGGCGGTAGCCCTTCTCGGGGCAGACCTCAAGGCAGATCGCGATTGCCTCCGGGCAGTCGAAGGCGGGGGTGAGAAACACTTCGGTCACGGCGTCGTCGACGTATTCCAGCAGCACCGAGAGATTCGAGAGCTGCTCGCGCTCGCGCACCTCGAAGATGACCTCATCCGCATCGACCAGCACCCCAGGGGCCACCCTCACGCAGTTGGGCCGCACGCTCAGGAAGCAGCGTGCGTCAACTGCGATCGGGATGGTCCCGCTCGTCTTGACGATGACCGTGTAGCCCGCGTCGCTGAGCTTGTCCGTCAGGTCCAGCAGGTCGTAGTAGGCCGGGTCTCCTCCGCAGACCGTCACGACGTATGGCTCTGGCTGCAGTTCCTTGACGATCCTCAGCAGCTGGTCCTCGTTGAGCATCGCCCAGCTGGGGAGTTCCTCGTCGTCCTTGCCGAGCATCTGGTCGACGGTGACCTCCTGCGCGTAGTTGTCGCAGGCCGCTGGTGTCTCGCAGTTCGGGCAGGCGCTCGCGCATCCTTGAAGACGGATGAACATGGAATGGACTCCCATGTGCTGCCCTTCCCAGATGTAGTCGAAATAGATCTGATTGACGGGCAGGTCAGTCATGGAATCCCCGGATGAATGGTTCTGTGGTGCAGGGCCCGAAGGCGTCCTCCCATGGCATGTAGATCTTCGCCGTCGACTCGACGGTGATGACGCTGTTGTAGTTCTTGTTAAGGGATTGATCAATCCAGAGCCAGACCTGCGCGGATTGCGGCAGGTATCTGTCATGAAGCTCCTCGTCGACGGCGACACCTTCGACGAGCAACATCTTGTAGGCCGGTGCATCAAGCACAGGCACCTGCAGCCTGTAGGCGACTGCCACAGCGAGAAACTTTCCGACCGCGCTCTCGCCATACACGCCGCGACAGTTTCGATCGCAACGGGCGGTGATTACATCGACCGCCGTCTCAAATCCTGACCAGGTGAGTTGAAGATTCGCCATCTCATCTCAGCCATTGCTCTCGTATCGCCAACGCTACTCGTTGTGTCATGAACGGCGGAACCGACATCCCGCAGACGTAGTTCGGGTCCTTGCCCTTGAAGTCGTAGTCGTCGGGAAAGCTCTGGACCCGGATCGTCTCCGAGGGGCTCAGGTGACGGGGTTCGTCGGGGTGACAGGGAGGGGATCCGGAGACGACGGTCGGGGCCGGACGCTCCCAGCTCAACCGCTGCCACGTGAACCAGCTGCCCTCGGCCGCCTTGGCGAAGTCGTCGCCGCGCTGGGTGTTCTTCCAATACTTGTGCGCCTTGGGTCCCAGAGGCTTGGCCCCCTTGGGGCTAGTCCCCTCCAGGGCCTCCCGGAGCGTGACCAGGGGCTCGTCGTACTCGAGGCGGATCTTGGGCAGATCCAGATCCTCGCGGCTCGCCACGAAGAAGGTCCGGGGCCTCGCCTGCGGCACGCCCATCTTCGCGCCGTTAAGCAGGAACAGCTGCGGGCGATAGCCCGCCCCCCTGAACGCGGCGAAGATCTCCTTCACGTAGCCCCGGGCCTTGCCGGTGAGCAGGCCCTTCACGTTCTCCGCCACGACGACCTTCGGCTGCAGCCGCTCGGCCACCTCGATGAAATGCATGAACAGGTCATCCAGGCGCTGCTTCTTCTGGCCCTCCCGGAACTTGTGCTCCTTCCCCCACTTCTTCTCCCGGGCTCCGGCGGTGCTGAAGACGGAACAAGGGGGAGACCCATCCAGAAGGGTCAGATTCTTGAGGGCGTCCGGGATCGTCTCGAGGTCGAGCTGGTTGAACTCCTGAACCCCCATCAGGTAGCTGTGCTCCGGGCGATGGTTCGCCCGATACATCTGCATCATCTCCGGGTCGATCTCGACGCCTCCCAGCACGTCGAAGCCCGCGAGCTTGTAGCCCATCGTCGAGCCGCCTCCGCAGTGGAAGCAGCTGAAGGCCGTCAGGTCCGAGGGCTCCCGGCCCTTCAGTTCGGCCAGGTTCCAGGGGCCCCGCTTCGGACTTAGTCCACTTGGTCGACTTAGTTCACTCATTGAACTCGAAGCCGCAACGAGGGCACTTGTGTTCGAACTCGTCGAACTCGTCCTCTCCGTACTCCTCCGCGCCCTCGACCGGCTGCATCGGCTTGTCGATCTCCTCCGGGTCGAGGAGGTGGTCCATCATCTCGTCGTCGAAGCCGAGGAGATCCAGGTTGAAGTCGGCCAGGGACAGACTCGCGACCTCCTGGGCCAGGAGGCTCTCGTCCCAACCGGCGTTGATCGCGATCTGGTTGTCCGCGATCACGTAGGCCTTCTTCTGCTTCGGAGTCAGGTGGTCGAGGACGACGACCGGGACCTCCTTCATCCCCAGCTCCTTCGCGGCGGCCCACCGGCCGTGGCCCGCGATGATTCCGGCCTCGCTGTCCACGAGGATCGGGCTGACGAATCCGAACTCCGCGATCGACGCGGCGATCTGCTTCGTCTGCTCCTCCGAGTGCGTCCGGGGGTTCCGGTCGTATGGGGTCAGATCGCCGATCTTCCAGACCTCGATCCGCCGAGCCATCGCCGGGTTGAGCTGAACCGCCATGGAGAAGTTCCGAGAGGGTGCGCTGCATGCAGCAGTTGGGTTGAACGATACAAGCGTTTTGGTTTCCCTCCAGCAACCGCCCCGTCTTGCGCAACTTTTGAATCAGCTCCGGCCACCACAGGGGTTCAGGGCGTCGGTCGGCCGCCGAGATCCCTTGCAGCGCAGGGAAAGGAAACCCCCCAAAATGGCAGACACTGGTCAAAAACTGCGGTCAGGGGCCGC